CAGCAACTACGTCGAGTACTTTGTGGAGGAGTCACTGCTGCGTCGGCACTGTTCGTCAATGAGCTTTGGCTACACGGACTTCAAGCGTCAGTTGGAGAACATGCAGAAAGGCCCACAGCAGTTCCGCATTCAGTACCTGCGCAAAGACATGCTGGCCAAGACGGACGGCCCCGCGATGCGCGTGAAGGTGATGCAGATCAGTGTCCCGAAGGAGCTGCTTGATGGAGAGGGTACGATTTCCGTGGAGTGAAGTGTTGCCCGGGCAGGGGTTTTTTGTACCCTGCCTGGACACAGAAAAAATGCGCTTGCTCGGGTTACGCGCAGCGCTTCACCACGGTGTTGAGGCCGAGGCCACCGCAGGGGTGTGCGGTGGCCGGTTCGGTCTGTGGTTCTTCAGGGTGCGCTAGACATCTTCCGGATCATCGTTGCTAGCTGGATCTGCATATCCTTGACGCTCTTGAGTTGCGCTTGCTTCTGCTCTGAAGACATCCCAGGCGCCATTTCGATCTGGCGTCGCAGCGCTGCCAACTCACCCATCTGCTGCCGGAAGGCTCCGCCTGTAGAGTTCAGCGCGATCTCGCGGGCGTGTTTGTCAGCGAAGGCTGCGGCATCTGCGCGGTTGCCCGATTTGAGCAGGGCTTGATATGTCCCTGCCGCTTTGCGGAACCCCTCGACGTCCTTGAATGCCGCGTCCACAATGCCCCGGCCCGTAGCAGGCTGGAACAACGACCCGATAGCCGGCATCTCACTGAGCGCCCGTGCAGGTTTATCTGTGGCGTTGGGGCTGACCAATGGGCGCAGAGGGTAGTTGGCCATGCTGGCAAGCAATATCCCCAGGCCGCCCGTGTAGCCGCGAATCAAGTGGTCAACGCTTACGGGGGAGACCAGTCCGGTTTTACCCAAGAGCTTTGCCAGCTCCGTGGTGTTAGTGCGGAACTGCTGATCCGTGGTCAAGCCCGCTTCCCGCTGGGAAATGATGGGGGCGTCAGTGTAGAAGTTGTAGTTGGATGCCAGCTCAATAAGGGGTTTGACGCCTGCGGGCAGACCGATTGGCTGCGACATTGCGAGCATCTTGCCGAAGGCGTCCAGGGCATCGCGTGCCTTGGTGTCACCAGCCGCCGTGTTGAAGATCATCTCGGGGATGACTTTGAACGCAAGACCGGGCTCGAACGGGATCGGGATACGCAGCGGCTCGTCAATACCAGGGATACGCAGGAACCAAGACTGCGCACGTTCCAGCGGTGTGGCGGTTTTGTATGCCTCATCATCCTGCATCAGCGCAGCGTAAGCGAAGGTCATCCCGAACATCAAGGCGCCGCGTTTCCAGAGCTTGGCGCGGGCGTCCAGCTTTTCTTGGAACGTCGTGTCGCCAGTCACAGCCGCACGATAGACCGCATCCAGACCCTGGATCTGCGAGTTGAAGAACGGGATCATCGTGGAGAGCCAGTGCAGGCTAGCCGATGTGCCGCGACGGGAGAAGTTCATGGACTCTGCGGCGCCAAGCACTGCTTCGAGGTGCGACATGCCATTCTTACGGAAGTTGTTGTACAGCGCGGCACGAGTGGCAGCATCGGCCTTCAACCCCAGGGTGTCGAGCTTGGCCATGATGCCGTTGAAGCCCCACCCGCTCTTACCTGCGGTCACATCCCGCAGCATGTTGGCCACGTCTTCTTGGCTGCCCGCGTAGATGTCGCTGCTGATCGCACCGGCCTGTTTAAGGCTCGCGGTACGTATCAAGTACTGCTGAGAAGTCACCGCCAGTGGTCATGTACGCGTGGATCGGATCGCGAATAAGCTGCCGATAAGCGTAGGTTGGCAAGCGCGTAATACCCTTGCGTAGCAAGTTTGCCGGGATGCCCATCATCCGTACACCTGTAGGTATAGCGGTCTTGATGCCTTGCATGCCCATGATGACGACGTCTGCCGGGATACCTTCGGGGAACGCTTCTTCATCAAGACGGACGTAGTGCTGCACACCCTTGTCGTTAAACCGGGCCGTGAAGACATCGCGTGGGCCTTCGCCTTGGATGATCTTGGCCATGCCCAGGTCTTGCAACAAGTTGCCGACGTCTTTGGTCTGCATATTGCGTACAGCCGAGCGAACGAGCAGCGAGGTGTTCTGCACCATGCCGGAGAAGATCGGCAGGATCTTGTCTTCACCACCGACAAGCTCCTTGAGCTGCGGCTGGTCGATGATGCTGCCGATGGTGACTGGTTTGCTTCCACCGACGAAGAGCTGCACAAGACCCTTGTCAATGCGGTAATACGGAACGTAGTCGCCAGCAATCAACGCATCGGCTTTCGACTGCGCCATCATGCCGGAGTCAACGTACATCTGCAGAAGCTCTCGGTTGTACTGCCGGTAGATGTCGCGGGCATCCGCGAACGCTTTCTTGGTATCAGGGTCGGACTCAACAGTAGCCTTGACGCCCTTGGCCTTCTCGGCGTCGAGACGCAGATTACCCTCTTTGTCTTTGCCGTAGTTCAGCTTCTCATACCCAATACCGTCACGCTCTGCGCGAAGGATAGCCAGCCAAGTTGTGAACAGGTCTTCCACAAAATGCGCATTGCCGAGCTTGGAGCCTTTCAATGCCTCGGCAATCTTGAGCGCGCTAGGACCACCGGTTTGGCCTTGAATGGTTTTTACGCCGTCAGCATTGCGCTTGATCTTGGCGGGGCCGGTAGTGAGAGACAACTGGGTCAAGCGGCTGGTGTCATCAGACACGCGCATCAGGAGACGCAGTTGTAGCGCCTGGGCAGCCGCCACTTTGCCCTTGGATACACCGAGCTTGAGCAACGCTTCGATAGGCGCCCAACTGTCGGCAATCCGTGTGCGCATCCGTAAACCCATCGCGGAGGCGGTGATCTTGTCCCCACCGGTTCTACCCACCAGCGCGTTGACCGTGTCGACGGTACCTTGAGCCACATTTTGCGAGGGTACGGCCTTGGTGCCAGGGAACACACCGCGCATGATGGACGGCAGCATCACCGAGTCTTTGGCCATAGGACTAGGCGGCTGAAATATCTTGAACGCTGAAGCCATCGCTTGTTCAGACAGGCTCTTTGGCTCCATGCCCAGCATGCGCATGATGGCTTGATAGAAGCGCTGCAAGAAGCCCGGCTTAACAGCGTCGATTTTTTCTCGCAGATTCGCGTTTGTCATGAGTTCAGCGACGAACTCTTCGACGTTCTTCTTGCCGTATTCTCTGGCAAAGGCGGGGTCGTCTTTGAGATTGGCGTACAGGGACTCCAGCTCAGAGCGGGCAGCGCGTTGCTCTGCGGTGAGGGTGTTTGGGTCTGCGCGAAGCACGCCCAGGGTCACTGCGTGAACCGCCTCGTGCAGTACTGTCTCCTCGTGCATCGAGCGGTTGTCGATGTAGATACGGTTCTTAACAGGGTCGTAGAGACCCGCTACGTTAACGCCCTTATCTTTGAGGTTCTCAACAAGGATCAGCTTAGGACGACGGCCCACTGCCTTAAGCGTCTCTTGGAGGCTCTTTACCAGCTTCCGGTTGAAAGGCGTAGAACTCTCCCCGATAGCTTCAAGCAACCCCGTAAAATTCCCGTCTTCCGCTGCCGATACCCCATCAGGGCTTATCAAGTTGGTCGGGAAAGCGTCGTAGAGGTCGTTGTTCTCACGCAGGGCGACATCGTTGTCTGTGTCTGTATCGGAGTCGAATTTAGCGTCATCGAACAGATCGGGCTGTGCTTGCAACGCCGTTCGTACATCGGCTTTGGCTTTGTCTACGTCGGCTTTAACGGATGTGGGTGCTGGTGCTGGTGCTGGTGCTGGTGCTGGTGCTGGTGCTGCTTTTTTCGGCTGTTTACGTTGGGCCGCAGTCCGTTTTTCTTCAACAGCTTTTTTTGTGGCTGCCTGCCGATCCGCCACGGCTTGTTTGGCGGCTTCTCGTTTTTCTACAGGGGTCTGAGGGGCTTTTGGTGCAGGCGCTGCGGCGGGAGCCGCTTTCTCTTCTACAGGCGATGCCTTCGCTGCCGTAGCAGCGCGTTCAACCGCAGTGTTTAATGGCCGGAGACCTCTTGTTGAGGCATTCGCTGCAGCCACACGTTGCTTCATAGCGTTGCGAGACTGGGTGATTGATTTGAGCAGCGCTTCGGCTCTGGCATCATCGGCGGCAGATGTGAATACCGACGGGCTCTCGTCTTCAAACCGAGATATGTCTTGAAGCGCCTGTCGAAGGTCGTTCGTTTGCTTGGCTGCAGGCATCTTCGGTGTCACAGCGCCTGGGCCTTCGGCCTCAAACTGCGCAACCTCGCGCCGCTGTTGCGCGATATCTTGCTGCTTGCCAACACGGGCTTCTTGAACCAGCGGGGCGGTCTCGGACGTACCCATCAGTGCTTGGATATCGGCCTTGGCCTTTGCCATCGCAACATCGGCTTTACGCTGCCCTTCAACCGACTGCTCACGTCCTGCGGCAATCTTCTCCGCCAGCGCGGTTTCGTATGCTTGCAGCACGGCTGCGCCTTGTTCAAGGTTGACCTGCGGAAACTCCGCAAGTTTTTCTTGAAGTTTTAAGACCTTTGCGTACTCAGCGTCCGCCATTTCACGATCGCCGACGGCTTGCGCTCTTTCAAACCGGCGCTGGGCTTGCGCTATTTTCTTTTCAATACCCGCCCGTTGCATGTCTTCCGTTTTTTCCGGCAGGACGGCTGCTTGGGCGTTTATATCCTCCACTTGCTTGCGCACAGCATCAACTTCTTGACGCAGCGCATCCGCTTTTTTCCGCTCGGCATCGGCCGCTTTACGGACTTCCGCATACGCCCCAAACGGGGCTGCAGCAGCCTTGTCATCGAGGTCGGCAACAACCGCTTCTTGCTTTTTAAAAAGAGCCTCTTTGCGATCCGCCATTATCGACAGCTTGCGGGCTTCTTCCTGCGTATCAAACGCTGTTGGTTCAGCCTCGGCCTCAACATCAAACTTGCGCGTGGGGAGCACGGGCTCCGTTAAACCGGGAATAAGCGTCTGCTGCATCGGCCCGGCGCCGCCTTCCAGCGCTTCTTGTTTCTGGCGTTCAGCACGCGCAGTTTTGTCAGCCGCAATCTCCTGAGCAGTGGGCTTAAACGCTAGTGTGCCTTGGCCTTCAACGGTAGGCGCTGCAAAGGTGGCGATCTGCTGACGAACCTCTACGAGCTTGCCCAGTACCGCCTGTTTCTGTGGCGCTGTCTTGGCTTTTTCTGCGAGGTTGGTGAGTTCCACCTCTTTCTTTTGCAGCGCGTCAAGCGTAGGCAATTTACCGCCAATCTTCTTGAGCTGGGCATCGGCTTCTACCAGCGCTGTCTTGACCTGCACGGCCTGATTGAACAGGGCGCGTTGCTCTTCGGGGACGGCACTCTTCATCGCCCGTCCAGAGATCTCGGTGTACGCTTTAGCGAGCGTGTCCCGTTGCTGCATCAGCTCTACGCGCTGCTGTGTAGGCGTCAAGGTGGCCGGTGCTGGGGCAACTTCCGCAGGCTGTTCGAAGTACTGTTGCTTCTCTTGTTCAGCCGCAAGCTGCTCAGCAGCGCCGGGTTGTGCAGCGCCAAGTTCAAACCCTGGCAGCATAGGCTGCGCCATTGGGCCAGCACCACCTTGCAACGCCTCTTGCGTCTGGTCTGCTACTTGCAGCGCCTGGATATCCTTGAACCGGTCTTTGTACTCTTGCTTGACGGGCTTGTAACGCTCAATAAAATCCTTTTTGGCCGCTACGGCTGCTTCGTAAGTCTTCAGCGCGTCTTCATACGCAAGCTCCTGTTCAGCAGAGGCGTCCTTGACCTTCTTGGGCTTTTCTATCTTCGGCAGCGTCTGCTTTTCCCGCTCCAGCGCTTGGTACTGCGTGTTTAGTTCCCGAAGGTACTCAGGCTGCTGCTTGCGCTCCGCTTCCGCTGCGTCAGCCTCGGCTTTGGCAGCGTCGGCGACCGCTTGTTCTTCGGCTTGTTTAGCCTCGGCAGCCGCTTGTTCTTCACCCAGGCGCTTCGTTTCGAGTGCTTTGCCCTGTGCTTTGATACCGCTGCGGTCAGCCATACGACCGAAGGGGCCTAAGACAAAGGCCAACGCGGCGCCGCCTTGGAGACTCTCCAGGTACTCTTTACGGGCTGCAGGGTCACTGATATCCAACCCGGCTTGAGCGCGTTCCAGAAGCTGCTGTGCCGATTCTGTTAGCCCCTCGACCGTCATAGCCTTACCAGTGGCTTTTGTGTAGTCCAATGCCACCTGTTTCAGCGTCTGGTTAGCCAGCGCTTTAGCGCTCGCTTCCGTGACTTCCCGGCCTGCTGCGCCCAACAGCTTCCCGAGTCCGGGAGCCAAGAACATAGCGGCTGTATCAAGCGCTGCCTGCGGAACGGCAGTCAACGCAGCTTTACCGAGATCGGCTTCTTCCAGCGTCTTGCCGGTATCCATTTGCCGAGCCAAGTTCGAGCCGGTGAACTGTCCGGTAGACACTGCGCCAGCACCCAAAGCACCCAGCGCTGCAGCCGACAAAGCTCCAGACACAGGCAACGTGGCTGCCGCAGCACCGGCCACTATTGGTGCCGCCATATAGGGCAGCGAGCCGCCCAGCGTCTCTTTAAACTTCAGCCAGGGGGATGTAGACCAGTCATCCTGCGTAGGCGTGAACCGCTGTGCAGCGGCTGCTTCCTGTTCCTTGTAGTACTTCTCCGCTTCGGGCAGGCCCATCAAGCCCATCTTGCCTAAAGTCAGCGCCCCTTCACCTTTCAAACGACTGAACCCCGCGCTTGCAGCGGCGGCGAGGCCAGAGGTGTCTTCTACGGGTGTTTGATCGGTGTAGTACTGGTACTCTGCTTGTGCAAGGACGTCATCCGGAGAGGCATTTTTAGGGGCTTTAACCGTATAAGTGCGCCCATTGGGGGCCTTAAAACTGTAGATAGGCATGGATGTCGTCCTTAGCTGTGTATTAGCCCCCAAGGGGCTGTAAAACTACGTATTAGTCGTCTTCTTCACGAACGCCTGTGGGCGTCATAGGGCTAGCACCGCCTTTGCCCCCCGTGATGTTTTGTGCTTTTTGAAGCTCGAACCTTTTTACTTTAACGAAGTCTTCCCAGCTCTTAACCCCCGGATACTGCGTCCCGATTTGGAAGCGTTGTCCAGGATCATTCCACTGTTTCGCTAGGTCTGTCAAAAATCTAGCATCAAGGGCTTGCTGTGTGCGTTCGTCTCTACCGCCAACGCTGATGTTTGCCGCGTCGATACGGTACTGCCCAGCGAGCTTAGCCGCTTCAAGATTTGCCGCATTTTGCTCCGCCGCCATTCTTTCTTGGGATGCGATCCTTAAGGCGTTATCCATACGCTGCGCTGCAATCTCTGTATCCTTGCCTGTCGCGTGGGAAAGTGCCAAGACAGAAGCATCGCGTGCTTTATCTGCACGTTGCATGGCTTGCTGTTTGTACATCTCCACTTTGTCGTAATCGTTGCGTTTCTCAGCACGTTCTGCTTGAGCCAATGCTGCCAGACCCATCTTGCGTTCTTTCTCAGCCTTCTTGAGGTCTTTCTGAGCGCGGGCGTATTGCTCACCGCCTGCAGAAGCGCCTTCGACGAGTGCCTGGATAGTGTTTTTCCCAGGCTGCACAACCCTAGACGCAAACGTCAGCCACGCCAAACCCTCGTTCATGCGAGACTCTTTTTCCACATCCGCGCGGTTTTCTTCCAGCAGCGCTTTTTGTTCGGCAAAGGTCTCAGGTGCGGGGCGATCCTTCTGGTACTCCTCAATACGCTTCTGAGCCTCCGTTTCCGCAGCCGTAACGTACTTACCAAACATCTTTTCGATCGCAGGAGCAGATCGGTAGTCCTCTCCAACAGGAGGCAATCCGCCAGGAACAGCCGCTGCAACAGGAGGGCGAGGGGCAACGGCTGCGGCAGGAGCACGCGCTACGCCAGGGCCGCCGGACATCGTTGGTATAGGAACACCGCCTGCACCGGAACCATCGGTACGTGTTGCGTAGTTGCCTGGAAGCGGGTGTTTGTTTACGGATGGCCCATCAGTCCCCGGCCTATCCGGTGCGGGAGGCGCGGCTGCAAGCAGCTTTAAGCGTTCGGCATCATCTGTCCACGGCTCCTTCTCGTTTTCGCGGGCTCTTCGCATCTCGTCAGTCGTCTGCATGGAGCGGGCGTAGGGGAGTTTTCTAATCGCTTCTTCACCAACAATCGGCGTGTCGCGAACAGGGTTTGGCGCTGTCCAGTGCCGGCGCTTAGAAGGTGCGAACACGTCTTCTGGCCAGTATTCACCGTATGCACTAGGCACGCTGCCTCGGTTCTGAAAACGAATCGCTCCGCCATCAGCGTAGGCAACACCGCCAGTGCCGAAATCACGATCGTCTGCGCGAGAGTACGGGCCGACTGTGGACTCGCCACCGCCAGCAAACGACACCAGACCGCCATCAGCAAACTGCATGTTGGGGTTCAGCGCACCAATACCCTGGTCTTCAGGCAACTGCGCGGGCTGCATCGCAGCCAAGGCTTGCTGGTTCACTGGCGCCTGGGGAGCCGCGCCTTGTCCTTGGGGAGCGGAGCGCATCTCTTTGCGCATATTGCTCTCGTTGAACGCCAGGGGGAACATGTACGGATCCTGCTTGTGCATCTCAGCGAAGCGTTGCAGTTCCTGATCGCTCATCATCCGAAGACGTGAGGTGATTTGGTTCGCGTTAATCATTTTTACCCCTTCATCCGAGACAAGGCCAACTCAGCAAGCCCCGCAGATTTCACTGCACCACCCTTGGCCATCCCAACCATCTTGCTCACGCCATAAGCGCCGGCTCCCAACCCCGCCAAGTTCTGCAGCATCGACGGCTGCTGTTCGTACATTGTCCGCGTAGTGCCTTGCGTACCGCGCAAGATGTCTGATATGAACCCGAGCTGTTGAGACGGGTAATTGCGTTCAGCCGTAAAGTCAGCGTACTGCTTGTTGAGGATGTCTTGAACCTGTTGCTGTTGGAAGCCGCCGAAGGCTGCCTGCTGCCCCATGATGCCTTGCTCTTGACCGAACTGCTGCGAGCCAAGCTGCCCAAGCTGCCCCGCGCCTTGAAGCGCTGTTTGCAAACCCTGCTGCCCGAACCCCGCGCCGTACTGGCGAGACTGCTCAGACAAGCGTTGGGCTTCAAGCCCCGCTTGTTGGTTCTGCTGCTGCGCCTGCATCTGGGCTTGCAGATTCGCCTGTCCCGCCGTCAACCCCGCTTGCTGATTGAGCTGCTGCGCCTGCATGTACGCGCCAAGACCCGCTTGACCCGTAGTAAGACCTGCCTGCTGGTTGGCCAGAGCCGCACGCTGTGCTTCTTGCTGGTTGGCGAGCTGCGCTTGCATACCGTACTGCTGATTGGCTTGCTGGGCCTGCATCATGGTCTGCAGGTTTGTTTGCCCGGTAGTAAGTCCAGCCTGCTGATTAGCCAGAGCCGCACGCTGTGCTTCTTGCTGGTTGGCAAGTGCCGCTTGCATGGCCGCCTGCTGGTTAGCTTGCTGCGCTTGCATGTAAGACTGCAACCCAACTTGGCCCGTGGTAAGACCCGCTTGTTGGTTGGCCTGCTGGGCCTGCATCATCGCTTGTTGGTTGGCTTGCTGGGCCTGCAGCGCTCGCGCCTGATCGGACGTGAACATGGACTGGGCTTGCTGGTAAGCCGACTGCAGCCCTTGGGACTGGATATCGCCCTTCTGCTGCGCCAGATTACGCGCGGCTTCCGCCTCCATGATGGCTTGACGAGACCCGCCAAAAGCACCAGCACCGACAGCCTGGGCACCACGCTGAGTACGCGCAATATCTGCCTGACGCTGTGCTTCGCGTTGCTGGGTATTGACCACGTTCTGCATGTACGGAGACATGTACGCTTCGGCGGCTCCGGGTTCAGTGAAGCCTTGCGTTCCGACTTGGCCTGCGCCAACGCGCTCAAAACCAATCTGGCCCCCAGAAATCCGGTCAGCCTGTACTTGTGGGCCGCCACCTACGCGCTCGAAACCCATCTGGCCTGGGGTAATGCTGGCGGCTTGTACTTGTGGGCCACCACCTACGCGCTCAAACCCGAACTGTCCGGCGTTTACTTGCTGTGCACCGATCTGACCGGGGCGAATCTGTTGCGCAAAAAACTGGCTAGGCTGGTATTGCTGCCCCAAACCGCGCAACGATGCCGCCTGGGCAATGTTTGATGCAACCCCTAGTTGAGGTGCTATCTGCTGGTTTTGTGCCGCCTGGAACGCCTGCTGCTGCATGGGCGTGAACTGTGCTGCCCGCTCGCCGGTGTACGGTTGATACGGCGCGTTAGCGACGGCTTCCGCCTGACCGACCACCCGCTCAAAAGGCTTTTGCGCGTACTCAGGAATGTTGGTTTGATATGAAGTTGCGGTTTGACCACCGCCTCCGCTACCGCTCATAATTGCACCCCTACGATTCTGTATTTCTCTTCAAATCCGTACCGTCTCCATAGACGTGCAACAGATTCCCGAGCCGCGCCTTCCAAAGAAGTTGCGCCGAATGAGGCCACCAGCATTTTTAGTTGCATCACGGTGTCTCTGCTTGATATCAATTTTCCACCAATGGCCGTTATATGCGCGACTCGTTGAGTGGGGCGGTTGAACAGCTCTAACACTGCACATCCGTGAATTACTGCATTTTCTGTTGCCACAATAAGCAGACGCTGCCCCGTAGTCAACAGCACCTGAATATGCTCCGGGGTGTATTCCCCTTTGGCGTACTCGAGCGCGTCAGCGATGTACTTTTCAACGAGGGGCCACGTCTGTGGCACCCACTCGATCGGTACGTGCTGAACTTTCATCCCATCGCCTTGTTGGGGTTGATCTGGCGCTGCTGTGTCGTTTTACCGTGTGCGTTCTGGCGAATCCGGTCGAGCATAGCGTACAGCTTTTTGGTACCGCCCGCACGCTGAACTTGCTCAGGAGACAAATACGCTTCGCCTCGGGCCACACGCGCCTTCTGTTTACCTTCAATGGTGGTGGGAATCGAGTCGCTCATGCCGTCACCAGGGCCGTCGATAGGCTGCGCGTTGTACTTGCGCATGAGTGCTTCAAGGCCGGCGTCCGTGCTGCCGTTGCCGAGTGCAGAAACAACGTCGGCAGGAACAACGAACCCGCCTGTACGCAATTGGCCACCTGCTTTGTTGCCACCGCCGCCGCCTGCCTCTCGTCGGTTACTCTCGGCTATCATTGCGTCTTCAAACGCCAACCCCTCGGGACGATTTTCACTTCGACCGTAATTGACGTAGTGCGACCACGCAAAATTTTGTGGCGATAGCCCGCTTTTTTCAGCCGCAGCCAGTACATCAGGGTTTGCCGTCAGATATGTGCGGGCCGCAGGCATAAGGTCCGATCGCTGCGCTTGCGCATCAAGCCAAGCATTACCTTCCGCTTTTGCAGTTTCAGCAGCTTTAGGCGCGTTGGACTGCACCATTTCGTCCAACGTCAACGGTCTTTTCGATGTGGACGGGGCGCCTACGCGAGGAGAAACAGGCATCGTCGACACACGGCGTTCGCCTTCAGGTACGCCGTACTGCTGGGCGTAGTCAGGAGACATTCTTGAGCTGGACAGCGGTGACATCCCCGAGAGGTACATCATTGCGTCCGCACTAGCACCGCTCATGCCTCTGGCCGGGCCGCTTGCATAACGTCCGTAACTTGTCGGTTGCACAGGTGCAGCCGCTGGCTGTGCAGCCGCTGGCTGTGCGGCAGGGGGGGCAAAACTCCGAATTAGGCCACCCGCATTGGGCGTGCCGAACTTGTTCAAAATGTCCGTTGTTCCGGGCGGAAAAGCGGCATTAATGCTGGGGTCGCGTTGCGCAGCAGTGTTCCATGCCCCGAATCCGATCGCCCCCAAGCCGCCAATAGGTTTTGCGATTTGTGTAAAGCCTTGTTCAGCGGCATTGCGTGCGGTCAGTTCTGCGACTTCTGGAGACGATTGCACGGGAGCTTGTACTGGAGCTTGTACTGGAGCTTGTACTGGAGCTTGTACTGGAGCTTGTACTGGAGCTTGTACTGGAGCTTGTACTGGAGCTTGTACTGGAGCTTGTACTGGAGCTTGTACTTGGCGTCCCGTGGGAACAGGCTGTCCTGCTTGTGCGAAGGCCGCATTGTACGCAGCCTTGTTTGCCGCCTCTTTTGCGGCTATTTGCTCCATGACGACGCGCCCGCCGCCGGCCAAACTTACGAGCCCGCCTTGTGCAAGAGGTGTGTACTTGGGGCGAAAATAGCGCTTCTGGCCGGTGTAGTCAGAACCGGGTTCGTACACGCCGCCCGTGTAGCCGGGGTCGTATGTGTAGCGGGTGCCTTCAGAATCAGCACCATCGGGCAACCCAAACGGTTCGGGCGGAGCCATGATAACCGGCGCTGCAGCCATCATTCCTGCTTGCATCGCTTTGGATCCGCCGCCCATTGCCTTCATGAACTGGGACGGATTTTGAGCGGCAGCATCAACGCTTTGCAAGAAAGACGGCTTTGCGGCAGGCGCAGCTTGTGTCCAGTTCTCCATACCTTGGCCCACTTCTGGAAGGGCTGCCGGCAGTTCGGGGCTCACCAACTCTATACCGGCGGTGTTTGCTGCCAACTCGGGGCTCACCGTTTCCAAAACCGCAGGTGGAGCGATCGCAGCGGAGCCTGCCGACTGCAACCCAGCGCCAAGACTTGCGCCACCGTATGCACCCAGGCCGCCAGCAATGGCGCCCATCAAGGGATTTTCTTTGTTGGTCAGAGCGCCTGCACCGGCACCGAGGGCTGCCGCAACAGGAGCACCAACGCCCGTCATGGCTAAGCCCAAGCCGATCAGCGTGGGGAGTATGTTCTTCAAAAACCCCGCTTCAGGCAAACCAGTGTCAGGATTGCGCGTCAGACTGCCGCCGTGCGACATCGCCAAGGATTGAAGTCCGTGAACTTCTCCGGGGGTCATGTGGACGAGCAACGAGTCTTCACCCCTCCCTCTAGACGCAAGATGTTGTGCAGCAGCTTGAAGGCTCATGGGTGCCTCGCAGAAAAGGGGTTGTTAAAGTTTAGCATGTCGGGTGTCAAGGGCAAAGTTACTGTGTGAGGTCGTAGAACGACATTGCGCCCCATCCGCCACCAGTACTGGCAAGTGTCCGTGCGCATAAGGTGTAAGTGTCGCTCACACCCGCCAAAGACACGCCAAGTTGCAAATCCCAGTTGTACGGGCTTGTGCTGTTTAGCGGGATTCTCCCGGACTTGCCCGAGGTGTATCCGCTAGAAACGATCGTGCCGCCAGTTGCTGCCGTGGCGGTGTAGTCCACCTCGACGTTTGCATCAGTGGCTGACGCTGCCCAGACTGCGCCCGTAAGCGTGGTGTTCTTGATCAACGCGACTTCGTAGTTATCCACCGTTGTCGGCAAGAAATCGTAGCTGATGGGGATAACGACAGCGCCCAAAGCGGTTGAGGCAATTCGGATAGACGCCAACGGATAGAACGCGGTTGTGATGAAGTTTCCTGCTGGCACAGACGTGCGCCGAGCCATATGCTCAATAGATGTCTGCTCATAGCCCCCGTCAGAAAGCACGGTTGAGCAGATCTGGCGCATGCTGGATGCGGTCGCAGTAGCGGCGGTGTTGGTGATCTCGTACCGGACGGGGAGGATGGCCGTGGTCATGTAGACCGTAGAGATGCTGTTGGCGTTCTGGAATGTGTGGCACAGAATGAACTGCCCGTCGATGATAAAACCGCAACGTACAGAGCCAACGCCAAGCCACTCAAAGTCCATCCACAGAATCTGCGCCTTGGACGCATCGAGCACAATGCCGCTGGCACCCGTGCCATCTAGCTTGTCGCCGTTCCAGTTCGCTTGAGTGACCGTGCGCGCATCGGAAGTGGCGCCACTAATGTAGGAGCGCAGCACAAAGGACTTGGTGGAATCCGCCTGCTGGAAGAACACGCCGTTCTGCGTGCTGAAGTAGCCCACGCGCTGCCGCAACCCCGTCTTGGCCGCATTCATGACGAATGTGGCCATCAGCATCAACCCTTTTCCGGGCTGATACGGGAAGTTGCGGAACGTCTGACGAACAACCGAGGATCCAGACGACGTGGTTACATTTAGCTGAACTGACGACTCGTTTGGCAGATATGTCGTCGTCCCGCCTGTTGCAGTAGACGTGTCGAACTGATTGTCGACTGCGTACCGATTCTGACTATCAAAGAGCGTGTAGGGCTGGCTGACTTGGAGCCGCCCGAAAGCATCAAGACTCGTGCTATTGAAAGTGATGGGTATAGACGTGTTAGCAGCCACGAGTTGTCCTAAGATGTTGTCGAGTTGCCTGAAGTACAGCCGCAAAACATTGGCGAACTGCTCTTGATAGCGCGAGTCGTACTCGCCTGGGGCGGAAGGCAGCCGAGGTGCCACCACTTGGTTGATGGGGTACTCCGACGTGACGATTAGAGATGTCATAGTTATCTCCTGCGCCCATCAGGACGGATGTTGATGCGCGTCGCGCCCATCTGCCACGTTGTACCCAGCGCGGTGGACTCCACCTTGAACGCCATCTGCCGCCCGCGAACCCGCACATAAACGAACTCAGTGAACCGCTGCACGAGGTAGTTGTTCTGCACAGAGTAGTCGTTGACGCTGGCCACATCGGGGTTTGACGGCGCAGCGTTGTAAGCAGCGCCTGGGTTCTGCCGAGGTTTAACAGTCAGCGTTATCTCCGGAGACACGGCGGTTGAGCCGTCAAAACAAACGTCCGGAATGAGTGAATCAACGTATGCGTAGTGGTCGCCCTCACCGATGTCAAAGTCGGCGGATTGCACGTAGGCCGCCAGTGGGGAGGGTGGGTTCGTCGATCCGTCGTCGTTGCCGTTCTCGTGGTACAGGATCTGGCCATCGTAGTTCAACGCGATAGGCGCAGCGAGATACGGCGAGTCAAGCCAAGCAGTACGAGCTAGATTGCCATACGCCCACACGCCTTCGAGGTAGTTGTAAATAGCGTAGCGGTCGATCGTGGTGGAGTTCGCAGAGCAGTAGAACCACCAGATTTCGTGGAACCCTTCATTGGTACCGGCAAAGAACTGGTAGCGCTGGCTCAGGTTCAGATCGCCAAAGATGTACTGCCGAAGCGTGCAGCTCAAGGACTCCACCCGGCCCGAGTAGATGTAGAACTTGTCTACGCCCATCCAGTACGTGATGTTGTTGGCCACTGCCGTCGAGTTGGGCGAGGCGATTGAGATGTTGTCGGCCAGGATGTCGAACTTCCAGACATACGGCGGGCCAAGGTACTGCATGGAGTACAGCGCGGCATCCGTCCACACCAAGACTTCTTGACGTGTTTGTTGCGATGTCTGGATCTCGCTACCCCGGCTGAGTCGGAAGCTGCCAGCCTGATTAGTGATGGCCGGAGTCCAGATGTTGTAGTTCTCTTGGTCTGACCACCGCACCAGCATGGGGTCACGCACACTCGCGTTGTAGTCGTTGACGCCAAAAGTCAGAATGAACCGCGAACCATCAGACACAGTGGCGTGTGTACACACGGTCGGGCAATCGGCAACGGTCAGTGCGTGAGTACCCGTTTGGGTACCCGCAGTAGTGTTTATCGGGGCGCCAGCAAATGTCGCTGCAAAGTTCGCCGTCAACCCAGACACGTTAACTAAGTAGTACGTAGTGCCGGGAACCAAATTGGTCGGCAGCGCCCCGTTGGTTGTTGCAACGAATGTCGTGTTTTCTTCGAGCGCCGTTGTCAGCGTGATGACGCCGGGGTTAGCGTTTGTAACGGTAAACGCTTGCTGCGTAAGCAGCGTGGCGCGGTTAATCAGCGCGGGGTTACCCGGATCAGGCGACCAGATGTAGAGCCCCGAGTACCGGGGATTCGAGATCAGTGCTTCGCCGTAGTTACACCCGCTCCACAGTTGCGCGTTTGAGCTGGCGTAGTTGGATGCAGTGTTGCCCCAAGAACCGTCGCCCCAAGCATTTGTACCCCAGCCGGCAGCGGGGAGGGTGTAGGTCGGGCCTGCATGCGTCTGAAAATACCCAATAACGCCCGCTCCGCCTGTGCCCGTATCGGCCACCGTCGCATTGACGCCCACGTTGATGGTGAACGTGTTGGTGGTGATTGTCGTTACGAGGAACTCGGAGTTCAGCACCGTGGCCGTGATCGCACCCCCCAACCCAACAGCGCCTGAGAAGGTCACGAAGTCGCCTACGATACAGCCGTGGTTCGTGCAGTTGACCGTGACGATGGCCGTCAGGCCGATCGTGTCAGCCGTGAACGTGACGTCGCCTGCCTTGGTGGTGTAGCGCAGTGGCGTGATGTCGGTGATTGCCCCACCCGTGCCGGTCTGCAGGTACAGCTTGGAGTTGGTGCCGTAGGCGATCGGGGTAATACCGGCCAGCGTCTGCCATGTGAACATCCAGCGCCCAACGCCCCAGAACGACCCGTTGTTAGTCGGCTTGAGGGGCTCTTCGGTAACGGTGAAGTCGCGTGTCCAGCCGCCGATCTTCTCGGGCACGCCTGATCGGAAGCGGATCTTGTCGCACTCAAACCACCCGCCCTTAGCAGTGAGCGCCGTGTTGTCGCGGTTGATGCCCGGCTTGAATAGCAGTTTTTGAATGGTCACTGTTTCTACCCCAATAGTGCGGCTTCTGCAGCCCGGCGACTAACCAATCCTGGAAGCACCCGACCACCGCCTCGAACCCATTTACGCAGTTCTTGTTTTGCGGCTTCTGGATCGTTTGCGTTGATTTTCTTGCGCAGCGTGGATGATTGCAGGTTACCAGTACCGAGGTTGAAAGCAAAATCCAATATCGCAGCAATCGCCCCAGGCCCCCAGTCTTTAAGGACTGGGCAAAGACTCAACACCCTCGGCTGCACGGAACGAAGCTCGTGCATCAGCAGTTCTTCTGCGCGTTGCTTGGTAATTGCCGGGTCACTCAGCGTAACCCGTGTCCCGTTCGCATACCGCGTGGATCCGAAGCCGATCGTCGCCACATTGGCCGGGCACAAATATGGCTTCAAAAACAGCCCTTCAAAGCGCCTGCACAGGCCCGCAGCGATGATCAGTTGCGGCTCACCGTCCACGTTTTCCCAAGCTCCGGTCAGCGAAGAAGAACCCGAGGATGGCGCCTACCAGCTCCATGTCCCAGTCAGCCATCTGGAAGTTCTGTGAGACCAGCTTACACACCCACAGGGTCAGCGCGATCGTAGCGGCTGCTGGCCGCACAACGCCGTTCCAGATGTCCACTACAGAGTAGCCGGTCGGTGCAAAAGCACGGGCCATCGCCGCGCCAAACGCATCAGCATCGGTTTTATCCACCATCGCCTGGGACTGCGCTTCGATGACTTTAATGCCGAGCTGGGCTTGCAGTTGCAGCGTCTCTTGATTGCGTGTGTGAGTGCGGTCGTCGATATCGCTTTGCAAGCGCAGCATTTCCAACTCGTGTGCGTTGTCTTGGCGCTTGTTGATGAAGGACGAGATCTCGCCCCATATGGCGCGGGCAAACGAGCCGCCAAGGAATGAAATAAGTGCGCTTAACATGGGGCCTCCTACTTAAACCGGCGGAGCTTGAAGAGCGTGTGCAGGTACAGGGCCACGATCTCGTCCACAATGTTCTGGATTGGCGTGTCGGTCTTGTCAAAGGCTTTGTACCGAACGCTCTCGATCTCGTCCATCTGGTACTCAAGTTCGTCGGCCACGTTGGGCTCGCCTTCAGGCTCCAGGTAAGGAACCGGCTTCATCATCCCGTGACGGCCTTGGCAGACTTCTGCCAGCTTATCGGCGGACTCAATGACGCCCTCATAGAACTCTTGCAGCGCGATGTGCGCAGCGTAGGACGTTGTCCTTAAGTGTTCCCGGTGCGCGATGTCCCGCGAGAGGAAGAGGATGGCGATGATTTCGTGACCCATAAGTGCCTTCGTTAAATCCGTGCGGTTGCAAGAGCGCCGAGGACGGCGCCTGCAATTGTCGCCAAAGCGTCCAGCAGTTCTGGGTTGCCCTTGTTTGATACCTTGTCGTAGACCTCTTTAGCCACAGCAACCACGGTGACCGCCAGCAAGCCCGCAACCACGCCGAAGAAGAAATGCACGAGGATGAAGATCACCAACCCGTAGATCAGGTGGTTGGCTTTGTCTTGGGGGAGTTGTGGGAGGTTCATGCGTGTTCCTTAAGCCGGAGCAATGGTTGTGACGGTGCCCGATGAGCCTCGGAACTTGAGAGCACCCGCTTCTACGTAGAGCTGACCCATACCCGCTGGGCTCGTTGTTGGCGCCGTTGCGTTGGCCATGCCGATGACTTTGGCTGCTGAAGTACCAAAGGTGGCTGTCCCAATCCCGAGGTTGCCGGAGGAGTTCAACGTCATATTTGTCGTCCCGTTATTCGAGAACTTCAAATTGACAGTGGTGTTTCCGCCAGCGCCTGTAACATCTATCCGAAGATCCGCCCCATCGCGTGGAGAAGATGTTGATTGACTGATGACCGCTTCAGTACCTACGCCTCCAAGCACAGGCGTAAAACGCAAACGAGAAAAGCCGTCATGCGCAACTTCGAGTTTTGCCGCCGGCGCTGCCGTACCAATCCCGAGGTTGCCGGAGGCATCCAGCGTCATCTGCGTAGCACCGTTCTTGACGAACAGTGTGCCGCCTGTATGGTTTGCATCAATTGAGCCTATGTACAAAGCATCAGATGCATTCAATCCAAAGAGGCGCGTTACCGTACCGGCTGCCAACTTACCCTTGAGGTAGTTTGCGTTATCCTGCTGGATGTCGCCTGCTACATGCAGTTTCGACACCGGGCTTGATGTACCGACCCCGAGGTTGCCGCTACTGTCTACGCGAAGTCGTTCAGATCCCGCAGTGCTCAGGGCGACAGTGGACACCGCTGGACGCCAGAAGCCTGTGTTGGTGCTGCCTGCAAACGTGATCGAAGGTGCGCTGACCGTGCCCGCATCAAAAATAATCGACGTGAAGCTCGTCGTTGCATCCAGCACGTCCGTGCCGTTGCAATACACCATCTTCCGCTGACCGTTGGCGATCGTGATGCCTGCGCCTGCCGACGTTTTGAACACGATGTTCTGGCTGCCAGTGGTGCTGTTCGTCACCACGTAGAGCTTGGAGACCGCCGGGCAGATCACGTTACGCGAGACCGTCAACGTCCCAGTCAGCGTGATGAACATGCTCCGCGCTTGGTCAGTCGCACCATTCGCCGTCGTCAGCGTGTAGGCAGCATCCGTCATGGCCACCGCAGAAGTGCCCGCAATCGCCGCTTCAGCCAGAGACGTCACACCCGTGTTGACCGTAGACCCCCAGGAACCGGCAAGCTCGCCCGTAACGGGCAGCGTCAAGCGTAACGATGGTGTGTATGAACTAGGCATGACGCCTCCTTGTGTGCCCGGTACGCAGGCTTATTAAGCAAACCGCAACAGCGCCGTACTAGCACCGTTTGCCGGCATCTGAATCGTGAATGTGTTGATCGCGGTCTTGTCGGCGCCGAAGTCTAGAACGGCAATTGCGCGGTTGGCCTTGCTGGAGTTGTAAATCAGCGCGCCGCGCGCCGTGAAGTTAGCCCCAGTCCAGGCCGTATCCGCAAAGTCAACGTAGGCGGTTGTCCCGTCCGTCGTGAGCGTAGCGCCTGTCAGCGTATTGCCGCCTGCGGTGTACCCAGGCCCCGTCGTCTCGCCCGTCACGGTGTAAGCCGTTGTGCTCGCACTAAGTGTGGCCGCGCCTGTGTACAGGGCGATCTTAAGCACGTCTGTTTCCAGGTTGTGAATGGCTTGCCAGCTCTCTTTTTTGAAGCTGGTAACGAGGGTTTGCGTAAGCGCCATGTCAGTTTACCGGCTGTCGATACTGCCCAGAACGGTAGGCGTCTTGACGCTCCATACCATCCCCCAGGCGTTTGGCCATTGCCAGAGCTTCCTTGTACTTGCCGTCGTAGAGCGCCAGCAAGTCAGCCTCACCCTTGAGGAACGTGTACGCTTCGACCAGACATCCGTACAGCAGCACCGTGTCGAAGTTATCCCCAAGCCACGTTGTAGAGGCCGTAACGATCGACTCTGGGTAGAAGAAGTAGTTAAGCTCGATGGCGTAGGCCGAGGTCGGTGTCGGGCCAAAGATCAACTGCAACTCCGTAGTGGCCACGGTCTGTGGCCCGTACAGCGCGTAGTACTTCGGCAGCCCCGTGCTTGATACCGTCGGGTAAGCCTCACGAATGAAGTTAACGTCCTTGTTGAGCAGGAAGTTATACCGACCAGTGTCATCCACAACAGCAAGCGCGTAGGGCGCCAAGAAGTCATTCGGCGCATTGAGGTACGGACTCCCGCCCGTCAGATTGCCCGAAAAATACTTACGCAGCGAAGGGAACTGCACCGAGTTGTAGATGCGTTGTTCCGCTTGCTTAACAAACGTAGGAATGTTCGCTACGAAGTCTGTCTCGTAGTTCTGCAAATAGCTACTGATGGTCGCAGACAGCGTAGCGTAGTTCATAAGTTATCAGGCCATAGGGCCGCGTGCCATCTTGCCTTTGGTAGCTGCACCGCATCCGCGAATCTGAATGCCGTCCGTCTTGGTGGCTTTGTACTCAGCGCTTCGGTTGCCGGCTACAACCACGGGTGTGTCGCGCAGATACTGCTTTGCGGTCTTGCTCTCAACAACCGCCGGGGTTGATGCTTTAGGGGTACGGTAGGCGGCCATATCAGCCTCCGCGTTTCTGAGCGGCGATCTTCGCCTGACCGCGACCCATCTTGAGCATGTCAATGCCGCGCTTGCCAGGGTTACCGCCCAGCTTGGCGCCGCCATCTTGCGGAGCCATCTTATCGCCGGATTTTGCGGTTGGCTGTTTAGTAGTTGCCATGACTGGCTCCTTCACGTAGTGATTACTGAGACTGTACCAACAATTCCTTGACCAACCAAGGAATTAGACGTATTGCCGTCGATTGCGCTATTACCGCCACCGACTGGTGCCCAGCCCCACTGGAATATGCGGCTGCCTTCACCAATGAGGCCGTTACTGAGCACGCCGGATGTGACGTAGCTTCTATCAGGACGAGGGTTGCGAACCCCTTGCGGATCATCTACAGGGTACATCCCCAACTGCAACTGCGGATGATCTGGGTCATAACACGAGCGGCAGACCAGCATGTTGATGTTCTTGGTCTTAACAACCAGACTTCTCAACAGTTTTAGCTTGAATCGGAATCCGCACCGATCGCACTCGCTTATGCTATTTTTACCGGAGGAGAACCTATTTCCCATCTACGTCTCCCGCAAACTCAGGGTACCATTTGGCGTATTCTACGGCCCAGCTGTCGCCGTGCTTGCGCTTAATGTGCGAAATACGGGCGGCACGTTTTCTGTTTAAGACCTGTTCCGGAGTACACACGTAGCCAGCGCTGTAGGCTTTACCTTTGCGTGAAGCCACTGCCTTTTCCCGGTAGTCTGGGTTAGCCCAAAGCCGACGCGAACGCTCTACGCGTTTAATCTTTTCATCCGCTGTCATAGACTGGCGTATCGCCGCAGTCACCTTCTCTCGGTAATCCGCTTGCGCCCATGCCTTAACTGAGGCCGCACCCACTTTACGTTTGTGGTCATCGGAGCAAGTTGCGCCGACAGGGATTCCAGAATACGCGCTTTTTGACTGGTTGTATTCTGGCTGAAACCCGTCTATTAGTAGCTGTTCGTAGTCCTGCATGTCTTCTGGAGAGCACACAAGCGTCACGCTAAACTTAAACGCCGTTTCACCATGTTTGTTCCACACGGCTTGTAGATGTTTGTTTTGGTGGTACCCACCCCTAAGCGCCGTGCGGTGCTGTGCGAACCGGCGTCGAAACAACCGTGCTGACCCGATGTACTTCTTTCCAGACTCTACGTGCTGGATTGTGTACACGCCCGAGCAGTGTTCCATTGTGCCCATGTCAGTTGATGAACTGCTGTCGTGGCACAAAGCGAACTGCAGCCTTTTCACGGTCTTCCGAACTTGCCAAGTCCCACGCTTCGTCGTATTGCGCCTTGAGGATGGGTAAGCGCTCTGCACCGCCAGGAACCTTCAGCGCCAGATAGTACGCAAGACCGGCCACCATCGCGGGCAAAAACCTGAACGGCACGTCCATCGTGTTAACCCCATCACCGGCATCCTGGGTGCGCCGAAGGCGCCAGTACACCACCGTATACGTTTGGCTCGCATCAGGCGTTGGCCATACCGTGAACGTAGGCGCAGCGGTTTGCCGATCAATGTATATCTGGATGGGCCGCGCTTGTTGCAGCTTGTTCGGGATCGTGGCGTAGGTCGAGACGCTGATGCGCGTGATCGTCAAGTCGGCTTGCGTAGATGCTACGCCTGCCCCTGTACGGATCACATGCTCTAACAAGTCCACAGTATCTGCTGGCAACGTGTAGGTGGCTGTACCGGGTGTCAGGACTTGGGAGCCCTGCTCGATCGTCCACATGTTTACGCCGCGATTGGCAAAGTCGGCAAACAGGAGATTGAGAGACCGCCGCGCCGTTTTAAGATCGTATCCCGATCTTAACTCAGAACCGCACCGTTCGAAGGCTTCCTCGATAATTTCCGTTAAGTCTAAGTTGAATGCGGTGGTACCGGACGTGGCCATACTTACCTTTTAGCAGTCTTTGCAGACGCTTTGAACGCGGCTGCTGTGGGCGCACCAGGGGTGCCGGGCTTGCGCATCTTCTCACCAGAACCCGCCGCAATGCGCTTGCGCTTTGCGTTGATGTTCTCATACAAGCCGCCTTGCGCGTAGGAGTCCACCGACTCGGGATAGTCCGTGCGGGTGATCTTCTTTGCCTTCGGCATTTTGCTGGGGGAGATGGCCCCCATACCCCTGGACGCCCTCATGATTACTTAGCAGCCGCGCTTGCTGCCGGCCATCGTGACCATCTTGCCTTTGGTCTTGCCTTTGGTCTCGATGCCACCGCCACGAGCATACTTTGCGGTGGGTTTCTTCTTCATCGTTTTCATTTCCTTGGCTTCTTCAGCCTTGGACGCTTTACCCATGAAGGGGGGCATTTTTCCTTTGGTAGCCATAGTAGTACCTTTCTGTGCCTTATCGGCCTTGACGAAATCTTTACCAACAGACATCGGGACACCCGCCTTCTTTGCGAATTCGGGGCTGTGCGCGATGGCCGCCATGAAATTGTGCTGCTTAGTTGATGAAGAAGGCAATTGCTTCTCCTACTCTTTCGAGCCATTTTTTGATCGAAGCCTGCGAACCACCGCCTGAACAGTCTCGGTCTCCCAAATGCGGATGACTGTCCAAACAATTGTAAACATGGCAGCAATCGCAGGTAGTTTATCCACGAGTGTCCCCACAACGGTTACAACTGAAACTACGTCAACCACATGCTTTGTGGTTTCGTCGACATGCGTACTCATTTGCAATTCCACCGTTTGAGGCTCGCCGCTTTACGTGTAGGACGACCTTGTTCGTCTTTCATCGGGCCGGGGGCAGACCCCATACGGGCACAAAAGGATTTTCTTCGGGCAGCGTCTTTTGCTGTTTTAGGATTTGGCGCGGGTGCTTTGAGGTTGGAACCTGTGGCCGCGTTGTACTTCGCACGACCTTTTGCCGTGAGACCTGCGCCTTTGCTGACCGGGAGCTTCTCTCCTCGACCGACCGCTAGTGATACAGGTTTTGTTGCCATTATGCCCATCCTTGGACTGGCGTTGTGGGAAAAACCTGATATTTCGCCAGCGATTCCGCTTCTTCGCCCCGGTAGTTGACGTGCCAGCCAGCTACGGCAAGCATCTCAGGAACGTCGCCGTCAACACCTTTAGTGATCTTACCTGTGGGCGCGTACACTTTTCCAACTACTGCAATTGTTCCTTGAAAACGCAGCACTAAGCCGTCATCTGTCTTGTCAAACAAGACGGACTCGGCATCTTCTTTACTGCTGAACTTTAAGAAGTAGTCGATCATGCTGTAATGGCCTGCAGTTGGTCGTTGCTCAGGCGGGTGTTGTAGTACTTGAATGAGCGGATGTGGCCGTTGAGTTCATTGACACCAACCAGACCACTTCCAAGCAGCATTCTATTAACAACTGGGGCTGTGCCTGCTAAATCGGTTGTCGCAGTAGCGCCGTTTACAGACCGAGCAAAATCATCGGTTTTATACGCTCCTGCAATTTTAGAAATGCTTGTTGGAGTAATTGTGCCTGTGCCTAAATATGCTTGGGTAACCGTACTGGCAGTTACTTGAAAAACAGGGGAAACAGTTGATCCGGCAAAAAACCGTATCATGTTGTTGGAGGAGCTGTCATCCATCCGCGCAATGCCTGGATTTTTTCCAACTCCACCATTCCCGTATGGCCCAAACTCAGCAAACAGAGTCCCCTCCGCTTGGTTATACCAACTAGAGAAGTTCGACCCCGTAACGCTTGCAACATCTGCTGCGCGAGTGAGGGCGGTTGTGGTGGTGGGGATGTAGCTGGTGGGGAATGCTCCAACTTCCAGTTGAGCGCCCCAGAAAAATAGGCCTGAGGTGCCGTTACCTGTGTAAACAGGGTTGTCGCCTTGTGCTAATTGCTGACGAAACACAGCCACCCCGGTGCCGGTTGGTGTGTACACAATCCAGCAACGAAACCAGCCATTTCCAGCAGAACTAATGCCGGAAGAGACAACTGATGCAATTACAGTACTGCTACCTGTTTCAAGATCGAAAACAACACTTCCTGCGCCTTGAAGAGCAGTTCTCACGTACACACGCCGGGCCTCTCCTGTCAACCCAATCTTGGCATAAAACGACCATGTATATGTGGTTCCAGCAGTAACGGTCGCAGTTCTGTCACCCGAATAATGCTCAACACTACTTGTGTCCTCTTGAAAGAAATCAGCCAAGCTGCCGTCAGGTGCCGTAATCTGATTAGCAACGACCACGCCACCAGCCCCACCACTTAATGCATCGCCTGAGTTTAGTGCCAAATTCGTCCTCTGCTCCTCAATCAGCAGCCCCTTGGCTGCCAGAGTCACAGGGTCGTAGTCGAAGCGTGGGGTACCAATTGCAGCACTTGTAAGCACCCCGGAGCTGTTTACATACGTTCCGGTACTGGCCCGAGTGAAGGTGATCCTCGGATCAAGCAACCCACTGAGAAAGTTGAAGTCCAGTGCCGCACGAAGCGCTGCTCCAACCCGTCTGGGAAAACCGAACCCGAAGCCAAAGGACATTTTAGTAAATCCCCACTAACGACGTCGCCGTAGTGCTTGTTGCAAAAACCCGAATGACCTGCACAGGAACTACGCCACCAGCCAAAACGCCAATAAACGTCACATCGTCGCCCTGCGCTGTCAACACACGCACGTTCCCCGCAACCCCGGCGTAAACAACCGCCGGGTTGGTCAGATTGACGGTGTCGCTTGGCGTAATGCTGACTGCCCCGCCCGGGTACATGGGGAACGTCGGGCTGTAGTTAGTCTTTGCCATTACCGGCTCCTAATTAAGCGCTAGCGGGGTTCTGAGCACCGTTGTCTGCACGTTGAGCGTAGACAACCGTGACGATGGCTCGGCCGGCAGTCAACGTAGCAGTGGCAACCGTAACGCGCACATAAACCGTCGTGTCAGCCGTGGTGGAGGTTTGCCAAGCCAGTTGGGTTGTGGCAGTAGCGGTGCCACGGAAACGACCACCAGCAGTGGTGGTAACAGACGCCATCAACTGCGCGCCGCCAGAGGCGTTACCAACAGAAATAGCGGTCGTGCCAGCGGTAGCGGCAACAACCTGGTCTACGATGATGTCGAGAACCTGCGAACCCTTGGGGATGATGATTACGGCGGTGTCAACACTGCCGACAACTGCGCCGGTGAGGTCGCCCGTGTCATAGGACTGTGCAAGGGTAACAAGGCCAGTATTGCGGCCAGCGCCTTCGCGCACGGTACCAGAACGGATCGGGCCGGAAAATGTAGAAAAGCTCATGATGTTCTCACATGCGAGTTAAGCGAATCTGCCTGCATGTCGTCAGCCGGGACTGTCAGACTCGCCGGAATCCCCGGGGTTACAGGGTTATATCATGCGGGCTCGGTAGAGGCAACATATGCGAATTTCCACCCAGCAAACTTCCCTCTGGTAAGCGGCTCGCCCGATTTCAGCGCCCGATTCACAGTTGGCGGCTTGAGTCCTAGCGCATCCCGAAGCGCCGTTATGCTGGCGTACACCGTCTCAACAGCCGTAGGACTGACTGCCACAACAGGTCGAGACATCTTCGCCTTGGCATCCTCCGTGTGCTGTTTCCCTAGCCAATGCATATGGCTACGACCGGCCTCGATGTTGGCTTTGATCTTAGCAAGCCCCTCCTCACTGACCTTGCGCCCAGACGCTTTGGCTTTGCCTTTTTGGGTTGCGCCTATTTTGGCTTTGACCTCGTCCGACAGTGTTTTACCGTACCGATAGTGCTCTTTACCGGCGGCCTTACCTTTACGATTAAGGCTCACCTTTTCTCTACTCTCTGCAGAAAGCACCATGCCAGAACGGGGAGACTCTGCACAAGCGTTGATGTTGTAACACTCTGGTTTACCGACGCACTGCACGAGCCATGTGTCTTCTATCTGTAGTGGGTTTACACCACTAGGAACGTCCTCAATAACCTCAAAAACAAACGCGTCTGCACCGTACTTGTTCCAAGCCGCTTGCAAGTGCGGGTTTTTATGTGCCCCACGCTTAAGGTCGTACTTGTGTTGCCACTCTCTTCGGGCAAAAGACTCCGCACTACCGATGTAGTAGTAGTTGTTTGTCATGTTCGTGATGCGGTAGATAACAGCCATGTTACTAAGCAGTAGAGAGTTGATGGTGTCTGAAGAATAACACTCTTTTGCCTTGTAACAAAACAAAAAATAAAAAAGAGGGCCGAAGCCCTCTTTTTGCCTTAAAAATCAAGGACTTATCATGTCGAACCGGCCGAGCCCCAAATTCCGAGCGCATCTGACCAGCCGAAACTGTACCGTTCACGAGCCTTGTAACGCACGTTACCGGTATCAAAGTCGCCATCCATGGAGGTCGTCATGCCCATACGCTCAAAGTGCTTCAAGCCGTTAGGCACGTCGGTCAGCAAGAACCAGCCGTTCACGTCGGTCAAGAAGTGGTTGACGCAGTAGCCTTCCGGAATGGCGCCCAACTGTTTGATAGCGTTGATATCGTTATCAGTGGTCGAGACGCGCAGTTCCGTGTCCATCAGACGCTTGGCAACGAACATGTACGCTGGGGGGATAACCAGCTTACGTGGCTTGGCAGCGATCAGCAGACCACGCTCGTCAGTCCAGGCAGCGATTTGGATGATTGCAGCTTCCAGGGAAGTCTCATTCAAGTCCACGCCAGTGGCGGGGCTGTTGAAGTTAACAGCGCCGTTGACCAGGGGGTGACCAACACGGGTGCTGCTGGAGTTGACGCCGCACAGGGATACGCCATCGCCGCCCAGGAAGCTGCCGCTGAACGCATTGTTCAGAACGGAAGCCGCCTTGACTTGCTTGGTGTAAGCCATACCACGGGCCAGAGCCTTGGTGTAGCGGGCAGACAGGCTGTCATACAGATTGTCTTCCACTGCTTCTTCAGTGATGGAGAAGCCCAGAGCGATGGTCTCGTGGGTGTAGCGAGCGGTGAAAGCTTCCTGCGCATTGTCATAAGCAATGGCAGCGCCTTCGTTCTTCACCGGAGCAGCGCCGAAACCGGCGAGCTTGGTTTCTTCTTCAAAGCTACGTTCCGATTTCTCGATGTCGTAGATCTCCTTGTGCTCTTCGCCGTAGCGAGCGTACTCCAAGCCGAACAAGGCGTTCAAGCCGGGCAGGAGTTCTTTAAGCAGTTGTGCGCGTGAAATAGCCATTATTTACTCCTTAGACGCCGGTGGCGAGGTAGTACGAGTGCGTACCAAGATTGAACTTAACCAGGAGTTCTGGGTAGGCATCAGTCTCAGTGCCAGCAACCACGCCAACAACGCGCATTGCCAAGGTGGCGGTCAGTGCCAAAGAAGCACCGTTGGTACCGACAACAATGTTAACGCCCGAGTTGCCAGTAGCAGTGCTACCGGAAGTGGAGAAGCCCAGAGCAGCGTTCTTGCCGACTGCGCCAGCGGCGCCGTTGGTCAGCGAGCCGAAGGCAGCCGTACCTTGAACTTGGAACACCAGATCAGGATCGTCAGCAACAACGAGGAACACGTCGGTATAACCGCCGGTGATTGCGTTGGCAGGCAAGAACTGAGCGAAGGCGGGCTGCTTGGTGGCGGGACTCACATAGCGCACACCCAGGCAAACACCGACAATACCGCTGGTGGTGCCGGCGGTGGGGGTAGCTGCCAAGGCGGCAGGGTTGCCAGCGGAAGACAACTGGATAACGTCGCCGTTGAAAATAGCGGCGGAGTTGTTGGTAGACAGCTTGATTTCGCGGGTAGAACCAGCGAAGGACTGCCCACCAATCAAATTTACGGGCTTAAGCCCGTAGGGAGAAAGCGATGCGGCCATATAAGACTCCTAGTTAAGTACCAGAACCAAAACCCCCGCCACGGCTGGTCGAAGACTTCTTCTCCGAGAACAGCGGCATACGAGGATCGTTGTTTCGCATAAAGTTGTTGTCGACTGAGTCCACCTGCGCTTGTGCTTGGTTGGCGTAGTAAGCGTCACGGGCTTGCGCACGTTCTTTGGCCATCTTGCAGAGCATGAGGCCGCCGATTTCGACGTTTCCTGTCTTGCTGCCAAGCAACATCAGTTCAGGGTGGTCAGACGCCTTGACCGGTTCCCAACCTTCGCGCAACTTCTTAGACACGTTGGTAGGATCAGCCTGTCCCAGAACGTGCGTCGCTACCCAGCGATACACATACCCAGGCTCAGGGGTAGGGTCAGGCAAGGTACTCGGGGGTGTGTACACCATACGAGCAGTTTTTTCGCGTGATGCCAGATCACGGGGTGTGCGGGAAGTTGCTTCAGCCATTTGATTTCTCCATTTTTGCGATTTCAGCCGCGTATTGCTGTGGGGTAAGACCGAACTTGCGTGCCAACGCGACTTGCGTGGACGTAAGCTGAATCTTTCTTGCACCAGTGGAGCGAGTCCCCGGCGCCACGACGGTTGCTGGCCGCTTGGATACATCACCGGACTTTTGGGTATTGTCCGAGCCAAAGAAATCCGAAAACACCGAACGCATGCGAGCATCAATTTGCTCGAAGTACTCATCAGAGCGAGGGTCAACCCCCGAATTCACTAGTTTTTGATGCAGCCCTAGTGAGAAGCTGGTCATTTCCTCATGCCCAGAAGCCCCAAACCACTGGTTTCTTGCCTGCCAGCGCAGAGTCTTGTCATCGACTTGGGGTGCCTGTTGCACTTGTTGAGGGATTTGTACCACTTCTTCTTGAGGCTGTAAAGCAACCTGCTTTGCATATCTAGCCTGTTGAAGACGTAGTTTGGCATCCGACATTTCTTCCTGAGCCGAAATAATCGCATCAGTATCAAAAGCCTCGTGCGCGGCCTTCAGTTTCTTACGTGCGTTATCCAGCTCCATCTCTGCGGCGGAGCTGGCAGTCTCGGCGTACTGCTTGGCGCCTTCGTTGTACTGGGTCTTGAGTCGACGGTTCTCGTCAATCAGCGCTTGGGCGATCCGTTCGAGTTCTTGCTTCTCGCGCTGGGTCGTTTCTTTGGCACGGCGCTCATCATGTCGTGCATGCGTAAGCTCTTTGATGCGCTTCTTGACGCCGTCGGAGTACGCCTCCAGCTCATCATCAGACGGATCACTAACTTCACGATCCAGCGGCTTGCGGCCACGGTCTTTTGCAGGAGTGTCGTCAACGATCTCGACCTCAAAGGAATCATCCGCTTCAACGGAGACCTTCTTGTCTTCTTCATCCGGGAACTTGTATTCTTCAGTCATGGTAGCTCCTTATGCAGCGCGGCTGATGCCGCGAGGGTCGTCCACAACAGCGTCGATCTGGTCATCGTTGAGCAGACGGAACTCTTTGCCGTATATCTTGAACCGGGTGCCAGAGTAGGTTCGAACAAGTACGAAGTCGCCTTCCTTACACCACGCGCCGGAAGGGAACTTGGCTGCATCCTTATATGCGTCGGGGCCTACCTTCAACACGAACATCACGGTCGTCGCATGCTCTTCAGACTTCATGAAAGACTCGGCCTTGACGATCGAGGAATTTTCAAACTTGTCTGAAACATCAGGAACTACGCACAGCAGCTTGTAGCCTGTAGGTTGGGGAACCTGCGTGGCCTTTTGCTCTTGCGGAGCATCTTCCGGCTTGTCGATGGGTTGAATCGGTTCGGGCAGGCTGACACCTGGGGGCAGAATGATATTACTCATCTGATTGCTCGACTTTCTCTAGCAAGGCCAATAAATGGGATTCCGCGATCGCTAGGCCCTGAATCACGCCGCAGAGTTTCTGATATTCGTCAAACGACCGACAACCCCCTCCCGAGAGGTCGTCAGCGTAGTTATTCATGTCCGTGCGTAGCTTATCGCGCAGTACGCGGGCGAAGTCTTTCATCATGACGGACATTACTCCTCAGTAGGTTTCTTCTGTTGGCTCTGCATGGCGGCTTGACGCGCTTGCGCAGCGGCCTGTTGCTTGCTCTTGGCAATGTCGATCCCCATGCGCACGCCTTCGCGTTGTTGCTGGTCTTGCCGACTCTGCTGTTTGTGCTCGACGTCCTTGCTGATCTTGAGCATGTTGAGTTCGGACGTGTTCTCCATCTTCTCGCGCTCGATGTCGATGCGATCGGACTCGGCAGCCGCGTTGACCTGCATCTGCTTTTCCTTGATGTCCAGCTCGCGGGAGCGGAGCTGCAGTTCTTGCTGCTGCATCTGCAGCACAGGATCCTGGGCTTGTTGCTGGGCTTGCTGTTGTGCAGCCATTGCTTGGTTCTGCTGCAGCACCTGCTGGGCAGCCTGGGCCATCATGCCGGACATGGCGATCTCAACTTCTGGTGGCAGCTTCTCGTCTTCTGGCGGCAGGGCCATACCAAGCTGTTGCTCGATCTTCTGGCGGTAGCCATAGCCAACGTGCTCGGCGATGTGTGCTTGGATGGCTCCAAACATGGCCTGCGCCTGGGGGTTCTGCCCCATCAGCTTCTGAACCACGGGATCCTGCATCATCGCGGTGTGTACCTGGATGTGTGCTTCGTGATCTTGGTGAATGAACGCCTTGAGGGGCTTGCCCTTGAGCACGAACATGTTCTCGGTCACGGGGTCAACGGGCTTCTGATCGTCCGGCAGCGCGACTAGCTTCTCGGGGTTCTTGATGCCCAGAACCTCCAGCATGCCTCGGTGCAACTGGGGCAGGTCGTATATCTGTGGCGCGCTCTGGGCGAGCTGGATGACGGCTTGGTACTGTACGACGCGCTGTGCCAGCGTGGACGCGTTCGGGTCGGACACCGGGATGATATCGACATGCTTGAAGTCCTCTTTGCGAGCGCTCTGGCGGCCGGTCTCAGGCTCGTAGCTGTAGTCCTCATCGGCGTAGTCAGCGATGATGTCCTTGATCAGACCCAGCTCTTGCTTGAGCGCGTAGTGAACCCGTGCCTGCACGGCCGTCATGACCTTGAGCTGGCGCTCCAGCAGTGCCAGGGTGGTACCCACCGGCGCCTGGGCTGACATGTCGCTGACCTGCATGTCGGCGGTAGCTGCGAAGCGACGGCCTTCTTCAACGATGGTGTTGAGCAGGTTGTACAGCGTGCCGCTTGGCTCTTTATACGGCAGGGGCAGGATGCTGTCGCGCATGGCGCCAGAGCCGACGTCCACGTCGCGCCACTCGCCTGGAGCGATCGGAGTATCGTCACCCTTGATGCGCAGACCGCGAGACTTCAGACCACCGGGCAGGTTAGACAGCGTGCCTGCGTCCACCAACTGGCGCATGATGGAGGTTGCCGACTTGGCGAAGCCGCCGATCAGATGGAACAAGCCGAAGCCGTAGGGGCCGAAGCCGGGGATGTAGTTGTACTGGACGAAGTGTTGACGCTTGAGCTTGAGTTCGTCTTCTTCTTTCCAGTTCCGGCGGATGGCCAGCACGGTGTTCGTGCCACGGATGAGCGTGATGACGTAAGGCAGGGCAATGCCGGTGGGCTCACCGTCTTCCTCGTCCTCGAATCCGGGCAAGTCGAGGTCAACGCAGCACTCATACAGTACGAACCGCTCGTCGTTGATGTCGCTGAAGCCGGTCTCGCTGTCTTTGGCCTTCTGGATGTCGTCTTTGGTGTGTTCTGGCTCGCCGATATCGGTTTCGCAGTAGAAAGTAGCCTGCTGGAGCTTCAAAATTTCGTTTTTTGTCTTGCGCATAACGTGCGTTACGCGGTACGACGAGCGTGCATCGGTCACGCCGTAGGGCAGCAAAATGTCTTCTGCGGGGATAAAAATCGAGATTTGACGGTCTAAACTGGGGTCAAAGTACACTTTCTTGAACGCACTGCCTGCTGCCGGCAGGTTCCACAGCATTCTCTCGTGCTCTGGCCTGAACTCCTGCATGCGCTCGGTCAACTGGTAGTTCATGTCGTCGACGACGCGCGCAGCAGACGCTTTCTTCTCAGGCGTTTCTTTACCGATGATCTTGGCCTTGACTGGGCCTGCTGCCGGGAACGTCTCGGTGATCATCTCGCTTTGGAACCGCACCACTGCCTCAGTGATCATGGGGTGGAACACGCCGCAGGCACCGTTCCAGGGCTCTGTGCGCTCCTCATACTTAAGACCTAGCAGCTTCAAGCCGTCGACGTAGGCTTGCTCCCAGTCCTTGCGGCTGCTGCGGTCGTTCTGAATGTCTGAGTCCAGCTCAGAGGCCAGCGCCTGCATCTTGCCCGCGTCCATATATTCGGCGAGGTTGGCGTTGAAGTCTTCCGCACTGGGCTCTTTGGGCGTAATGGTGAGGTCTAGACCTCCAGCGTGGATGGAGACTTCTTCGGGATCAACGATCTCAATCTCGATCGGTTCCGCTTCTTCTTGCTCTAGACCTTGGGGGGCTTGGTACAGGCCCTTGTCCATGAAATTGGTAGCCATAAGGATCCTTAATAGTAGGCAGCAGAGCGCCGGCGAAATAACTGCGGCTCATCTTTGCGGTCAGACGATAGCGACACAAAGCCCCCGCGTCTATAGCGCGCCAGGGCCATAGCGCATACGTCGACGAAATCGTCGTGCTCGCCGTGGGGAAACTCCGCACATTCATTTATCACCTCGAACGCCCAGCGGTGATCTGGCGCCCAGACAACTTTATCAAAGAACATCGGTGCCACCGAGTTAACTCGCGCTCTCTTGTCGTTGGACACACCTGCGCCTGCGCGTGACGGGCTGTACTCCTCCACGATCAAATCCATCTGACGAAGCTCTTGGATGAGCGGGGCGCCGGCGGCCTTCTTCTCGATCAGCAGACACTCGGGCTGCCACTCCTTGTACTCGTCCAGCGCCTTTTGCTTGAGCTGCGGGAACTCCCAACGCCCCTTGACCGCGTTGAGCATGATGATCTCATGGCGGCTGGTCTCTTCGTTGAACCACACACCCCATGTAATACAGGCGCTGAAGTCATTATGACTCTTCGTGTCGTGCGCCGTATCCCAAACCTGGATCACAAACTCCACATCGGGCGGGTCGTCCTTCTCCCATATCTGCCACCACTCGCGCTTGAGGATGGCGCCCTCCTCGGACGTGGGCTCCTGCATGTACTGAGCGGCCCAGAACTGGGGCTGCATACCGGCCTTCTTTGCCAGCAACTGATCCACGGGCCACTGCTCAGGCCACAAGCTCTTGCCAGACGGCAGGATGGCCGGGAACCGCACTTCAGTCCAAGGCGTGCTGTTGGGGTTGTTCTCTGCCCAGGCCAGCGCCCTGCCGATCGGATCCTTCTTACCCCAGCGTGTGCCGATCATTACTATTTTGCCGCCGGGCATCAAGCGCTGCAGAGGGCCCACCTGTATGTATTCCCAAGCGGTGGCAAACGCCGCGTCGGGATTTGATAAAACGGCTTGCTCAGAACAGTTGTGCGTGAGGATACCCTGCGCAAAGAAGGTGTTATCCCCCCGAACTTCAAAGTTAACAAACTGCCCCGCAGTGTCTATATGCTCGACTCGGGAGACTCTACGTACTCCCATAAGAACCCCCAAGCATGCCGCGATGCCTTCAACGCCGCGTACAAAAGATTCTTGTACCCATCGTAGTCCAGCGGCGTACTGTTTTGCACAACCCCGTCCTTTCGGCGGGTTGTTCTTGGCCACTGCTGCTGCATGGCGTAATCTGCTGCTGAGGACAAAGAGGCGAACTGCTGCACCAACACCCCATCCAAAGTCCTCTGTCTTACGGGGCGCTGCACCCAACTCTGCTTCGGCAACGCCATTGCGTCTTCTACCGCCATTTTGAGCACCTTTAGCCGATGCTCCATTCTCGCTGTCGGTATGCCTGCAATCCTCGCCAACTGCGGTGATGACAGCATCTTCCCCTGGTACGCAAAATGAACCCCGTTCGTTCGGTTGTTCTGCTGCGTCTCCACGTCTGCCCAACGGCAATTCTGCACTGTGTACCCCAGCGCGTTGTCGATGCGATCCAGCGTATGTTTGATTGATGGCGCGGGGCCAAGAAGTCGCAAAAACTCCGAAAACGTCTCGAACTCTGGACACACCTTGATCCCCACCGCGCCATAGTTGATGTAGTTGGCGGCCTTGGGGTTGTTGCACCGCTGTTTCATCATTGCCCAAATGTTGTACTCTCGCTTGAACGCTTCGTACAGTTTTGGATGTCGTGACATTTTCGAGCCCTCTTAAGATTGAGGACTTGATTTTACACCAAAACGTAGTCGTCCGTAACACATCCCCTAAATTAACTGCGCTGGCGCGTTGCCATCCGGCATTAAACGTCCACACAGGGTGCTCGTTGGACATCCATAACCCATCAATGCGCACGGAAGTCGCGTGTTCGGACGTGGTTTTTCTAATCACCTGCTGCCAGCCGGCTTCTCCCAGCAAGTAGTCGCCAACAAGTACGCTGTGTGCAGGGACATCGCCATGCGGGGTGTGGACTATTGAGTTTTTATGGATACACAAGTCATCGACCACCAGAAGGTGGGCGCCGTGCCCGGCTACGTTAGCGCCGATACCGATGGCCAGATACTTGCCGCCCGCAGTCGTCGTCCAGTTGTCTGCCGCGCTCTTGTCTTTAGAGACGGTGGTGTTGGGGAATATCTCCCGGTACGCTTTTGTGTCGAGCAGGTTGCGCACCTTACGCCCAAAGTCAGCGGAGAGCGCTGCCGTGTGGGTGGCCATCATAATGTGATGACTAGGCAAGTGCCCCAAGTACCACGCCACAAACATGTAGGCGATCGTCTCGGAATTGTGCGTTGGTGTGAGGTGTGTACCCGCCAAATACAACCCGTCTCCACTAGCCACCTGTATACAACGCCCATTTGATGGTGCTACCCGACGAACCGCTTTAATGCCGATCTGGCGTCTACCCCGTACGCGATGTGCTTTTTTGCGAGGCAGCGTCCCTCCGCCTTGCCCGTCATGTGGCGTCCAACAGCATCGCCATGTTGGGGCTGTAGCTTTAATCTCGCGTTCGCGCATATCTTGCGGAACTTGTATCACGCCCACGCGGTATCCGAAACTGCGTGCTAGCTCGGCCACATCTCGCACAAGTCTTTCGCTAAGCCCACCAAAATGGATTCGCCCCGTTTTGTCCTGCGTTCCGTCTGTATCAACTAAACCGGCTAAAAGCTCCCGGCGCTGTCTCTCGCTGGCGTGCATGTACAGCGTGGGGATGTGTTTGTTGTTCAACACGCCAATAGCCCGCAACGCTTTAACCACCCCAACAAAGTTTTGGTGAACAACCCCCGTATCTTTATGCACCCACCGTGACCCTTTTTCGTGCGGTATACGCTCAACAATCCGCACAAGGTCGTCCTCGGCGCCACAAATATCCGTTGCCGAAGATCGTCCGTCACCTAACCAAGCACCAAGGAAGTACGGATCCAGCGGTAGATCCGCATCGGGAAACTGCAAAGCATGCACTAGCGGTAGTTGAAAACGCGCTCGCTCCCCCGACAAGAGCTTCTGCTTTTCAAAAAACTTCGTTTCGACGGTACGCCACTTAGCGTTGGCGCGGTCGTACACCGTCCACTCGTGGTTTTCATGGCAGCGGATAACCGCCCCGTCGAACGTCTCTACTTCACAGTCCTGCGTTTGCTCGTCACTAAGCCCAACAACATCTGTAGACAGGCCACTGGGATGGAACACCTTGTCGCCAATGACCAGAGCTCCGTGCCGCACCCATCCCCGGTTCTGGGTCAAAATCGGAGTGTCATGGTCTAGTTGTTTCCCGAAGCGTGGGGGCATACTAACCGTCAGCCGCGTCTCTTCACCGTCCCGCACTTTGTGCAGCAACGGCTTCATATAGCGGTGGTGGGGGCCTTCTTTCCACTCAGGGTATAGGTGGGCGCAGAACGTCAGAAAATCGTCACGGCAGCGCTTTAAGAGCTTCTTGTGCTCAAGCGTTTCCAACTCGCTCAGCAAGGCTTCCTTCTCTGCCAACGGCATGCTGGGCAGGTTTGCCACCAAAGCGGCTATCGCCTCTGATGAGAGTTCCTCAAGCATCCCGGCGCTCTACGACTTGACCGATCTCAGCGTCGATGGACTTCACGTCAATAACTTCTGCTGGCGTGGCGCTGGACGGGATGTTGGTGATGAACTTAGCCAAGCGCTCGCGCAAGCGCTTCTCGATCTCTTCTTCGCTGGCGTCCTTCTTGGTGACTTCCACGCGCTCAGTAAAGAGTGCAACCTCCGTCACGTTGCCAAGCATCTGCAAGGCTTTCAGCCGGATGTTAGCGTTGGGGTTGGTTGTCTCTTCAACAATCTTTGCTACAGCGTAGCCGCGCAGTTCCTTGGCCTGATGGATGAAGTCCCAGTCATAGGCCGTCAGCATTCCTGTGAGGTGCTGCACTGCGGCAGGCGTCTTTATAGCGGCAAGGGCTTGCTTCTGCGTTGCGCTGCTGAGATCGAAATTAAGCGCGGTGAAGGCTGTCCGTGCGGCTTTGGTTTGCTGTTTGTCGTCTACGTCTTTGTCTGAGGGGACTCCGAGGTCTTCAAGCCATGCTGCCGTCTCTAATTGAGCGTCGAGCATAGTAGAAGCGCCTACCTGATCTATAGGAGTGAAGTTGCCTGCTGGTGATATTTCAGGCTCGAATTGCACCAAGTTCTCAAACATTTGCGTATGCGTAGATGACATATTTGCCTTCTCGTTGGTCGCAGTGTACATTTACTTTGCGCTTTGCGCACATCTCTCTCCTGTTAGTTTTGTCTGAACCTCCTCCATTGCCCGCTTGGTTTCAAGCGGGTTTTTTTGTTTTGGGCTGTCTAAAGTTTTACAAAAGGTTGTGCAAAATTTTTATAGTGGGGGTGGGGGGTCTAATTATTCAAAGCGCAACCTCAAGAGCATAACGCGAACCGCAAGGGCATTAGCTAAAAAGGCATAACAATGCGTCGCTAAATTTTTTATAGGGGGTGGTGCTTAAATTAGCATAACGTGCCTGGCTGCTATCTTACTTAAATTGGCATAACTGCGCAGCGTGGTTGTGAAATACTGTTTCCCGCGCGACCCCTAGCCCTCGTCATACAGCGGGGGGTGCCGGTACGGTGGGGTCGCGCCTGGGCCGATTGGCTGGAATTGCTCTGCCGCTCTGCGCTCGCTTGACGCTGAGACGGGCTTAGGCATTTAGCTAATTAGCTAACTGTATGCTTAGGCCATTAGCTATGTAGGCATTTAGGCATTTAGCTAATTAGCTAACTGTGCAATCGGGCTTAGCTCTGCCACTCGCTGTGTAATCCGTGAAAAGGGTCACGAACTATTTATTCGATGTGGTAAATAAACATCACACAACAGTTTAATTTCGTCATAGAATCTGTCTCATGTTGCAACGGTTTTGAAGTGTTAGCGGGGGCGCGTGGTGATTGGCGGGGTTTATCCCCCGCACGCACATCGAATGCGTATCAGATTGAACAGCCCCCGACACTTCGAAACTGTGACACCTAGTCACACTTTTCTAGACAACCTGAACCCGGAGAATCACATGAGCACATCACCCTACTTCGCACACTGCGCAGCTATGTCCGAGACCGAATCATCAAAAGACTTGCGGGGCGCCGTGCACGCTTGCTTACGTGCGGTCGAAACCGCCGATCATTTTGTCGAAAAATGGGGTGCGAGTTTTCAGGGGCAAAGCCCCGAAGCAGTCGCAGAAATTTTGTTGCCACACGTTGCGTCGTTTTACGGCGTGGTTCTGAAGAAACAAAGCACGGGGCGCGTTGTAATGTCCGGGGCCGATAAGACCCTGAGGGATCGTGCCGCTGCAAAATTGTCCCGCATGGTGCGTGCCATTGTGGGCGAAACTTCCGCCCATGCTGCGGCAGTCGAAGCCGCAGAGGAGGGCGCCGCTGAGGAGGGCGCCGCTGAGGAGGGCGCCGCTGAGGAGGGTGCAACGGAAGAAGTAAAGGACGAAACCCCTGAGGCCACCCCTGAGCAAGTAGCGGCAATGGCGCAACTCATTCAAACTTACGGGATGGATCGTAATCTTGCGAACAAAGCCCTCTCAAAAGCCTTCGCATTGATGAAAGCCGCAGCATGAGACAGGTCGCATTCGCTATCGTTCTAGGCGTGACCTTCGGGCTCGTTTTCGCCCTCTACTTTTAACCCTCGGGGGCACGTGCCCCCATTGGATACATCATGGAAATCGACACCCTTAAAAACTTCGTCCGTTCAGGCGGCTATGCATGGCCGGGGGGCTATCAAATGGCCCTCCTCATGGTGGACGGCGAAGTTATCGACGCACAGAGTGCGAGAGAAAACTACCGACTCATTAGGCGCGCCATGCAACACCCCGGCACGTGCCGCGACTGGCAAGCTGTGGACGCGTTCATCCATTGGGAGGGTGAGCCCTTAACGTGCGCCCATTCAGGCCGTGACATCCCATCCGCCTACGGCACGGACTAAGCCCCACACCCCTCACCCCTCTGAGCCCTCACGTTAACGCGTGAGGGCTCTTTCGCATGCCCCTACACTTCGCACAAAAAATCTGTGACATCACGGCACACTTTCCAAACTATGCACACTCAAATAATTTCATACCTCACGCACCTTCTGAACATCGAACACGTACCCTTTCGCGTGGCGCTCTTAATCGTCGCGGCACACTATCGCCAACCCACGCACACAATCGAACGCCTTTTTCACCGCGAAAAACTCTAACACTGGTCGGAAACGCCCAGCCCCTTAAGGCTAAAATGCCAATCTTACACAAAATAAACTGTTACATACAATTTAGAGTTTTCATTTTTCAACAATCCCAAATAAAGGTTGTCAAGCGTCGGCCTCTAACCCGCATGGATGCTAGCGTCTAGGGGGAACCGGCTTTGCTACCCATATATATATATCTATTAAAAGAGATTTATATATAAGCACACTTTTTTCGTCTTTTTTCTTTTTTCTTTTTTCTTTTTTCTTTTTTCTTTTGAAAAAGAAAAATTTTTTTAGTTTGCTTTTGATGTGGGGAAAAACTAGGTAGGAAGGCCAGTACCCCCTCAAACCCGCATGGATGCTCACTCTCCAGCCATTCCTTGCCAAGATTTAG